AAGGGACATCCGAAGCGTGTTGACGCCGGTGTGCGTCAGGTCATCCTCAGCCATATCGAAGAGCATTCCAAAAAGCCGGATGAAGCGCGGGAGCGCATTGTCCGGCTCATGGGAGACCTTCCCCGCGTAGAGCTTTTTGCCCGTCAGTCTCCCGAAGGCTGGGACGTTTGGGGCAACGAGGTCGAATGCACGGCTCATCTTCCTATGGAGGAAACACCATGCTGCGGCTAAGACCCATCTCTCTTCGAGACGCCAACGAGTATGTCCGGCAGCATCACCGGCATCATAAGCCGGTTGCCGGTCACAAGTTTTCCATCGGCTGTGAAGCAGACGGTGAGCTGGTCGGCGTAATCATCGCTGGGCGTCCCGTCAGCCGGTATCTGGATGACGGCTTCACATTGGAGGTTACAAGGCTATGCACCAACGGGGCGAAGAACGCTTGCAGCTTTCTCTACGGCGCGGCGGCAAGAGCTGCTGCGGCTATGGGCTATAAGCGCATCATCACCTACACGCTGGAAAGCGAAAACGGTGCAAGCCTTCGGGCTTCCGGCTGGATTTGTCAAGGCAAAGCGGGTGGGCTTCGCTGGACAGGCAAGCGTCAGCCGAAGGAGGATCAATATCCCGCACAAATGAAGCTGCGCTACGAAAAGCAGCTTAGAAAGGAGGAAACAGTCAATGGCATTTGTTCCGGTCCCGAAGGATCTTAACCGCGTCAAAACGAAGGTCATGTTCAACCTGACCAAGCGGCAGCTCATTTGTTTTTCCATCGCTGCGGCAGTCGGCGTCCCGATCTTCTTTCTGGCAAAGGCGCATCTCGACTTGTCTACGGCGGCAATGCTGATGGTGGTGATCATGCTTCCGTTTATCTTCTTCGCGCTTTACGAGAAGGACGGTCAGCCCGCCGAAAAGTATCTGTACCACATCGTACAGTCCATGTTCATCCGAGACAAGGTGCGTCCCTATCGCACGAACAATCTCTACGCTGAGATTCAGCAGAAAATCAAAGAACAGGAGGAATTGCAGCTTGAACAACAGCACAGCAAAGGCAAAGCCTAAGATGACCGTCAAAAACGGTGTCGTTTACGGCGATGCCCTTTCCGCTCAGGAAAAGAAGCGGATCGTCATGCAGAAGAAAAAGGACAGGAAGGCAAAGAAAGTCCGCAAGTCCGCCCAGCAGACCATCCCCTATGTGGAGATGTGCCGTGACGGTATCTGTAATGTGAACAGCCGCCTCTACACGAAGTCCATCGCCTTTGAGGACATCAACTACCAGCTTGCGCAGAACGAGGACAAAACCGCCATCTTTGAGAACTGGTGCGACTTTCTGAACTACTTTGACAGCTCGATCTTCGTCCAGCTCTCCTTTATCAATCAGAAGGCAAGCCTCAATGAGTTCCGCAAGCGCATCAACATTCCGGCACAGGAGGACGCCTTCAACGACATCCGCTCCGAGTATTCCGGTATGCTGCAAAGCCAGCTCACCAAGGGCAACAACGGACTGATCAAGAAGAAGTACATCACCTTCGGCATTGAGGCAGACTCCCTCCGCACGGCAAAGCCGAAGCTCGAACGCATTGAAACCGACATTCTCAACAACTTCAAAACCCTCGGTGTGAGAACGGAACCGCTGTCCGGCTATGAACGGCTGAAAGTGCTTCATGATGTATTCAACATGGACACCAATGAGCCGTTCCGCTTTTCCTTTGACATGGTTGCCCGGACAGGACTCAGTACGAAGGACTTCATCGCGCCCACTTCCTTTGACTTCCGTGAAGGCAAGTGCTTCAAGATGGGCAGAACCATCGGCGCGGTGAGCTTCCTGCAAATCCTCGCGCCGGAACTCAATGACCGTATGCTTGCCGACTTCCTTGAGATGGACAGCAACATCACGGTCAATTTTCATATCCGGACGATTGACCAGGCGAAAGCAATCAAGAGCATCAAGATGAAGATCACCGACCTCGACAAGATGAAGATCGAAGAGCAGAAAAAGGCAGTCCGCTCCGGCTACGATATGGACATCATCCCGTCCGATCTTGCCACCTTCGGCGGTGAGGCAAAGCGTCTGTTGCAGGATCTCCAGACCCGCAATGAGAGACTGTTCCTCGTGACCATCCTCATCATGAATACGGCAACCAATCGCCAGAAGCTCGAAAACGCGGTATTTCAGACCGCCGCCATTGCCCAAAAGTATAACTGTGCGCTCAAGCGTCTCGACTTCCAGCAGGAAGAAGGGCTGATGTCCTCTCTGCCTATCGGCGTCAATCAGGTGGAGATCGAACGCGGACTGACCACTTCCAGCACAGCGGTTTTCGTGCCGTTTACCACGCAGGAGCTTTTTCAGGGAGGCGAAGCTCTCTACTATGGGCTGAATGCGCTGTCCAACAATATGATCATGGTTGACCGCAAGCAGCTCAAGAACCCCAACGGGCTGATCTTGGGTACCCCCGGTTCCGGTAAGTCCTTCTCCGCAAAGCGTGAAATGACGAACGCCTTCCTCATCACGGAGGATGACATCATCGTCTGCGACCCCGAAGCCGAGTATTTTCCCCTTGTTCAGAAGCTCGGCGGTCAAGTCATCCGCATCTCGCCGGTCAGCACGGATTACATCAATCCGCTGGACATCAACACGAACTACTCCGAAGAGGAAAACCCGCTGACGCTGAAATCCGACTTCATCCTCTCCATGTGTGAACTGATTGTCGGCGGCAAGGACGGCTTGCAGCCGGTTGAGAAGACCATCATTGACCGCAGTGTCCGCATGGTCTATCAGGAGTTTCTTGCAGACCCCAAGCCGGAGAAAATGCCGATCCTCGAAGACCTCTACAACATTCTGAGAAATCAGAAGGAGCCGGAGGCACAGCGCATTGCAACTGCCCTTGAAATCTATGTTCACGGCTCTCTGAACGTCTTCAATCACAGAACGAATGTGGATGTCAACAACCGCTTTGTCTGCTATGACATCCGCGAACTCGGCAAGCAGCTCAAAAAGCTCGGTATGCTGATTGTTCAGGATCAGGTGTGGAACAGAGTTACCATCAACCGCGCCCAGCACAAGGCAACGCGCTACTACATGGACGAGTTCCATCTGCTCTTGAAGGAAGAACAGACCGCCGCGTACAGCGTGGAAATCTGGAAGCGTTTCAGAAAATGGGGCGGCATTCCGACCGGAATCACGCAGAACGTCAAGGATCTGCTTGCATCCCGTGAGGTGGAGAACATCTTTGAAAACTCGGATTTTGTCTACCTTCTGAATCAGGCATCCGGCGACCGGCAGATTCTCTCGAAGGCGCTGAACATCTCGCCCAGCCAGCAGAACTACATCACCAATTCCAATGCCGGTGAGGGGCTGATCTTCTACGGCTCGACCATCGTTCCCTTCAAGGACGATTTCCCGAAGGACACCCAGCTTTACCGCATCATGACCACCCGCTTAGAAGAAACCGTACAGAACTAAGGAGGATTTTGAATATGAACAACAAGATGATTACCATTCCCTATGCGGACGCTATCGAATACGGAGAGAACACCTCCGCGCTGTTTAAGGCTCTGTGGGAGCTGACCGATCTGATCCGACTGGAAAGCGACCTCAAGAAGCATCACCGCGCCTACCTCCATGTGAGGGGGGACATCGACGAGAAGGTCAAGGAGGCGCGTCAGATTATGACCAAGGTATCTGTGGATATGATCGGTTTCTACTTCAAGGTTGATGTTCCCGAAAGCAGCAACAGCGACGAGAATACCCCTTTCGCTGACGCGGCGGATGTTGAAGCCGTATCTATCCCCAAGGATGAGTATGAGCTGATGATCGACGATCTGCTCACGATGTCCGAAATCATCCAGTGCGTCGCAGATATGCGCACGCAGGATGTGAAGGCAATCCGCGAGTTCGGCAAGTTCGTCCCCGCCTTCGCTGCCTTCGAGAAGAACCGGTTGAGCCTCTATCGTGAGGCGGCGAAGGAAGCCGAGGAAATCTTCGACCGTTGGGCGGACGAGATTGACGATCTCGACAAGGACTTCATGGAAGATGAGGACTACGAGCCGGACGAGTATTACTCCGACTGATATGCGCTCAAATCCGAAGAAAGGAGCTGGTTTTTATAGAGCTTGACATCATTCATACCGGCGATTGCCTTAAAATCCTGAAAACTCTGCCCGATGACAGCGTTCATTGCTGTGTGACGTCCCCTCCGTATTACGCGCTCCGTGATTACGGTATGGAGGCTCAGATCGGCAGAGAGACAACGCCGAAGGAATACATCTCGCGCCTGACGGAAGTGTTTACCGAAGTCAGGCGCGTTTTGCGTCCGGATGGAACGCTCTGGCTGAACATCTCGGACACCTACGCCGGGAAAGGCAATCAGGGCGATTTCGTTGACCCGAAGAACCCCAACGGCAGAAACGGTCAGGCTGTGGCTCTCAACAACAAGGTTGAGGGCTGCAAGCCGAAGGACATGATCGGTATTCCGTGGATGCTTGCTTTTGCCCTCCGCGATACCGGCTGGTATCTGCGCAACGACATCATCTGGATGAAGGATAACCCCATGCCGGAGAGTGTGAAAGACCGCTGCGCCCGCTGCTACGAGCATATTTTCCTGTTCTCCAAGACGAAGAAGTATTTCTTTGACTACAAGGCGATCTCCGAGCCGATTGCCCCTGCAACGGCAGAACGCCTCAAGCGCGGCATGAAGGGCGGCAACAAATACGGCAAGCCCGTTCCCGGTCAGCCTCAGCCGCAGTCCATCAACCGCCCGCGTGAGCATGGCGAGATCAAGGACGCAGACATCAATCCACTCCGCAACAAACGCGATGTCTGGAAGATCAACACCGTTCCCTTCAAGGGCGGTCACTATGCCGCCTACCCTCCAAAGCTGGTGGAGACCTGTCTTCTCGCCGGTTGTCCCGAAGGCGGTATTGTGCTTGACCCGTTCATGGGAAGCGGCACAACCGGCATGGTTGCCTCACAGATGGGGCGGCATTTTGTAGGCGTAGAGCTGAACCCAGAATACACCGAGCTTGCCTACAAGCGGATCGGAGGTGAAATCTGATGCCCAAGGAACCGGAACTCAAAGCCCGCGACAAGGTTGTTCTGCGGATGAAGCGGGAGGGCGCGGTTGAGGAAAACCTGACGGCTGGCACCGAGCAGCGTGTGTCAAAGCGGCTGGAAGATGCGGAGCTGGTGAAGCCCGCTGAGACAGCAGAACCTTCCGAAGCTCTTTCTGCGGAGGAACAGAAAAAGGTGCAGATGCGCCGTCAGCAGCGTCAGTTTCAGGCGGAACACGCCGAGAATAACGACACGCAGCCGCCCTCGGAAACGTCCGTCACAGAAGAGAAAAGGGCAGAAAATCCACCCCAGATTGTACCTGAACCGCTGCCCTCGGAAACGCCGTTCAAGCCTCCAACTTTAGAGCAGCACGACGTTTCTTCTCATACCGGCACGGTGATTGTCGAAACGGTTGTCACACACAAGCTGCGCAAGACCTCTGCGGTTGAAGCAGTGGATGCGGATGCTATTCTCACTCAAGCGGCGGAAACCGCCTCTGCAAAGCCGGTCTCGGACGATGCCGCCCTGCCCACGAAGCGGATGCAGAAGCTCGAAAGGAAGTCCGAGAAGGCGCATGAGCGTCTGGATGCCGCCCGTGAGAAGCTGCCCACGCACAAGGTTCTCAAGAAAGAGCGTGTCTTCGATGAAGAAACCGGCAAGGGCAAAACCCGCCTTCATTTTGAGGATGAGCTGAAAAAGCCCAAGGGCAAAGGCAAGCTGCAATTTGAGGCAGATAAAACCGTCCGCAAGGTCGGTGACACCCTCGCTTCCGGTATTCACGGCAAAATCCATGAGGTCGAACAGGAAAACACGGCGGTTGAGGCGGCGCATAAAACGGAGATCGCCGCCGAGACTGCCGCTCGGCATTTCAGTCATCACAGAGAAAAAAGCGTCAACAAGCCCTACGAGAAGGTCTCCAAGCTGGAACACAAGGCGGATGCTGCTGATGCGAAGCTCCAATATGAAAGAAATCAGCAGGAGCATCCTGAGATGAAGAAGCAGAACATGAACAAGCACTACCAGAAGCAGAACATCAAGAAGGAATATGCCGCTGCACGGAATGCCGGTTCTCAGACTGCCGGGACTGCCACAAAAAGCACCGGCAAGAAGCTCGGTGAGAAGGTGTCCGACAAGATCAAGGAGTTCTTTGAGAAGAACAAGAAGGTCTTCATCTGGATTGGCGTCGGAGTTGCCCTTCTCGTTTTGCTCGGTGCCGGAATCAGCTCGTGTTCGATGCTCACCTCTACCGGCTCGACGGTTATCGCTTCCTCCTATCTCAGCGAGGATGATGCAATGCTGGGCGCAGAAGCGCAGTATTGCCAAATGGAGCAGGAGCTGCAACGCTATCTCGACACCTACGAAAGCACTCACAACTACGATGAATATCACTTCGATCTGGATGATATTGAGCATGACCCGTATGTGCTGATCTCCATTCTCTCGGCTCTCCATGAGGGCGAGTTCACGCTGGATGAGGTGCAGGGTACGCTCCAAATGCTGTTTGAAAAGCAGTATATCCTCACCGAAGAGGTCATCGTCGAAACCAGATACCGCACGGAGACCGACACATGGACGGACGCAGACGGCAACACGCACACGGAAACCTATCGCGTCCCGTATGACTACTACATCTGCAACGTGAAGCTCGAAAACTTCAATCTCTCCCACGTCCCGGTCTACATCATGTCTCAGGAACAGCTTTCCATGTACGCAACGTATATGTCGGTGCTGGGCAACCGCGAGGATCTGTTCGGTGACTCTCCCTATGTGGACAAGTACATCACAAATCCGCCCGCCGACTACGATGTCAACCCGGAATACCTGAACGACGAGAGGTTTGCAACGCTGATTACCGAGGCGGAAAAGTATCTCGGCTATCCGTATGTGTGGGGCGGCTCCAATCCCGACACGTCCTTTGACTGCTCCGGCTTCGTCAGCTACGTTCTCACGAACAGCGGGCTTGTAAATACCGGGCGGCTGGGCGCACAGGGGCTTTACAACGTCTGTACGCCGGTTTCAAAGGCGAATGCACAGCCCGGTGATCTTATCTTTTTCGTCGGAACGTATGACACCCCCGGCGTGTCTCACGTCGGCATTTATGTTGGTGATGGGGTCATGATCCACTGCGGCGATCCCATTCAGTACACATCCATCAATTCTTCCTACTGGCAGCAGCATTTCTACGCCTTCGGAAGACCCGCCTATTAAAAGAAAGGAGTTTTGCATGAATCCCAAGTATCAGAAAGTCCTCTCCGACATCGAGAAGGCTGAAAAGAAGAAATCCGAAATCGAAGGTCAGCTCAAGGAGCTGTATGACAAGAAGACAGAGCTGGAAAACCTTGAAATCATCAATACCGTGCGCTCTATGGTGATGGACAAGGATCAGATCATGGCGTTCCTGTCTTCCATGAAGGGCGGCACCAAGCCCGCTGAAAATACGGAGGTAATCGACAATGCGTAAGAAGTTTCGTTTTCTGACCGTCCTTGCGGTCTGCGTCATGGTTCTGTCCTGCTTCTCGGTGACGGCGTTTGCCTATGCCGATGATACCGATCAGAACCTTCCGGTCACTGAGACAACCCAGCCGGAACAGCAGCCTGAAACCACACCCGCGCCGGAAAAGCCGAAGGGTGAGCCGATTGACGATGAGGGCAACGCCTACACCCGCGACTTGCTCTATGACAAGGCAACCAACAAGCAGTTCATCACTGTCCAGACGAAGAACGGCAACACCTTCTTCATTGTCATCGACTACGATGCGCCGATCAACGAAGACGAGGAACAGTATCAGACATACTTCCTCAACATGGTCGATGAGAGCGACCTGCTTGCACTGCTGGATGATGATACTGCGGCTGCTCTGACCACCTGTAACTGCAAGGAAAAATGCGCTGCCGGTCAGGTCAACACCGACTGCCCGGTCTGCAAGACCAACATGAGCGAATGCACCGGCACAGCCCCCGCTACACCTGAGCCGGATAAGGATGCAGAAACCGATGCTCCCGCCCCTAAACCCGAAAAGAAATCCAACATTGGCGTGATCCTCGTCATCTTTGCCCTTGCCGGTGCTGCGGGTGCAGCTTATTACTACATCAAGTTCGTCAAGGGCAGAAAGCCCAAGGATGAGGACATGGACTTCTTTGATGATGAAGGCTACGAGGAAGAGCCGTACATCAACGAGGATGATGAGCCGCAGATTGCGGAGGATGCTGAAACGGATGGTGATGAAGATTGATCTTAGTCATTGCTGAAAAGCCCAGCGTTGCCCAGTCCATCGCAAAGGTATTGGGCGCGACGTCACGCAAGGACGGCTACATGGAGGGCGGCAATTACATCGTTTCGTGGTGTTTCGGTCATCTGGTGGAGCTGGCAGACGCCAGCTCCTACGATGAGCAGTATGCCAAGTGGCGGTATGACGATCTGCCCATTGTCCCGGAAAGCTGGATGTTTGAGGTCACGAAGGACAAAGCACAGCAGTTCAAGGTGCTGTCCTCTCTCATGAAGGACAAGCGCGTCACCGAGCTTGTCTGTGCAACCGATGCAGGACGCGAGGGAGAGCTGATCTTTCGGCTGGTCTACAACAAAGCCGGATGCGTCAAGCCCTTCAAGCGTCTGTGGATCAGCTCGTTGGAGGACTCCGCCATCCGCGAAGGCTTCAATCATCTCCGGGACGGCAAGGAATATGACCGTCTCTATGAAGCGGCACTCAGCCGCTCGAAGGCGGACTGGATTGTCGGCATCAACGGCACCCGCCTTTTCACCACGCTCTATCACAAGAAGCTGGTGGTCGGGCGCGTCCAGACGCCAACCCTTGCAATGCTGGTGGAGCGCGACGGGAAAATCTCCACGTTCCAGAAGGAGAAGTATTTCAACGTCCACGTCGGCAAGGGCGATCTGACTGCCGATCTGGAAAAGGTCAAAACCGAAGAGGAAGCAAAAAGAATTGCGGCGGCTTGCGAGAAAAAGCAAGCCGTCGTTTCTTCTCTCAGGCAGGAAGCGAAGACGGTCAACCCTCCGAAGCTCTATGATCTGACCACCTTGCAGCGCGAGGCGAACCGCTACTACGGCTTCACTGCCCAGCAGACGCTCGATCTCGTACAAACACTCTACGAAAAGAAGCTCCTGACCTATCCGCGCACGGACAGCCAGTTTATCACGGACGATATGGAGGACACTGCCCGTCAGGTCATTTCCATCGTCTGCCGCCAGCTTCCGCTTTTCTCCGGCGTTTCGATTACGCCGGACATTGCCCGCGTAACCGACAACAGCAAGGTCACAGATCACCACGCTATTCTCCCAACCGTCCAGCTCGAAAAGCAGGATGTTTCGGCGCTCCCTCAGTCGGAGCAGAAAATCCTCAATCTTGTCGGGATGCGCCTTCTGTGTGCGACCGGCGAGAAGCACACCTACGCAGAAACGCAGATCTCGCTCTCCTGCGAGGGCTACGAGTTCAAGACCAAGGGGAAGACCGTCGTTCAAAACGGATGGAAAGCCATCGAAGAGCTGTTCAAGGCATCCCTCAAGACGAAGGAAAAGGATGATCCCATGAAGTCCCTGCCCGAAGTCCACGAAGGCGATGTTCTGGATGGTGTCTCTGCCAGTATCACGGAACACTTCACAACGCCCCCGAAGCAGTACACGGAAGACACGCTCCTGTCTGCGATGGAGACTGCCGGAAACGATCAGTTCGACGATGACACCGAGAAAAAAGGTCTCGGCACACCCGCGACCCGCGCCGGTATCATTGAAAAGCTGGTGAAATCCGGCTTTGCAGAGCGTAAAGGAAAGTCCCTCATTCCAACGAAGGACGGCTGCAACCTTGTCTGCGTCCTGCCGGAACAGATCACCTCTCCCGCAATGACGGCGGAATGGGAAAACACGCTCATGGAGATTGAGCGCGGCAATGCGGATGCAGACGCCTTCCTCAGCGGCATTGTCCAGATGACCGGGGATCTCGTGAAAGCCTACCCGTTTCTCTCCGATGCCGAAGCCCAGCGTTTCGGCACGGGCAAGGAGGAAATCGGCAAATGTCCTCGTTGTGGATCTCCGGTCTATGTCGGCAAGGGCAATTTCTACTGCTCGAACAAGGAATGCTCCTTCTGCCTGTGGGAAGACAACAAGTTCTTTTCCAGCAAGAAAAAGAAGCTGACCAAGAAGATTGCAAAGGAGCTGCTGGATAAGGGCTGGTGCCGCGTGACCGGGCTTTACACGCCAAAGAAGCCTCAGCTCTATGATGCGGTGATCCGTCTGGATGACAGCGGTGGCAAATACGTCAGCTTCAAGATGGAGTTTGACCGATGATCCGCCCGAAGTATGTTGCCTCTTGCAGCGGAGGCAAGGACAGTGTAGCGACGCTCCTGCTGGCTGCACAGCACAATGAGCCGCTGGACGAGGCAGTTTTCAGCGAGGTCATGTTTGATAAGGACACAAGCGGCGAAATCCCGGAACACCGGGACTT